AAAACTTCAAGGCAAAACTCAAGGGTGGTGGTGCTCGTGCTAACCTGTTCAAGGTTACACTGAACTACCCGGCGTTCGTTGTTGGCGACGTTGAACTAACATCGTTCATGGTCAAGAACGCTGCGATTCCGGCTTCAACGCAGGGAGAGGTCGCAGTTCCGTTCCGTGGTCGTACTCTGTATGTTGCTGGCGATCGTACGTTCGAAACGTGGGATACAACGATCTACAACGACACGGACTATAACGTTCGTAACTCGTTGGAATCGTGGATGAACGGTATCAATGCTCATACTGAGAACACTGGTTTCTCGTCTCCGGTCGATTATCAGGTCGATCTTCTCGTTGACCAGTTGGATCGTGACGAGAATATCCTCAAGCGTTATGTGTTCCGCGGAGCATTCCCGACGTCGCTTTCTTCGATTGATCTTGCGTACGATGCGAATGACGCCGTTCAGGAATTTACCTGCACGTGGCGTTATCAGTATTGGGAAGCGCAAAGGCCTGAAACGACAACGTAATAAATAAGCGATAATGGAGAGGGCTTTTCAGCCCTCTCTTTCAAAAGGGAATATTATGGCTGATCAAAATAATAGACTATTTCGACTGTTTGGTTTCGAGATCAATCGTGTAAGAGAAGACGATAAAGAACCAAAGATCAAGTCGATCGTTCCGCCAGCAGATGAATCTGGCGAAGGATATCTTACTGCGTCCGGCTCTCATTTCGGGCAGTACGTCAATCTTGACGGATACCAATCGAATAACGTTTCGGGCTTGGTTCGACAGTATCGTGTTGCTGCGTCTCAACCAGAAGTCGATGACGCAATTGAAAATATTATTACTGAAGCAATTTCCACGTCCGAGAATGATAAATCTGTTCAACTAATTCTCGACGATGTTGAAGCATCAGAACCAATCAAGAAAAGAATCCACGAAGAATTCGATCATATCTACCAGTTGCTCAACTTCAATGAATACGGTTATGACATCTTCAAGCGTTGGTATGTTGACGGTCGGATATATCATCATTTGTTAGTTGAAGAAGGTAAAGAAAAACAGGGCATCGTTGATATTAGACCAATTGATGCTGCCAAGATGTATAAGCATCGTAGAGTCAAGGAAAAAATCGACTCGAAGACCGGCGCCAAGATCGTTGATGGTGTCGAAGAGTTTTTTGTTTATCAGGACATGATTGGTAATTCACAATCATCCGTCAAGTTTACTCCCGATTCGATCAGTTATGTAACATCCGGTCTTCTCAACGAGGATCGTAAATACATCGTTTCGTATCTGCATAAGGCACTGAAACCAATCAACCAGTTGAGAATGATGGAAGACTCGCTGGTGATTTATCGCCTTTCACGAGCACCCGAAAGACGTATCTTCTATATCGATGTTGGTAACCTTCCGAGAGGTAAGGCCGAAGAGTACATGAAGGACATCATGTCTCGGTATCGCAACAAGATCGTTTATGACGCTGAGACCGGTAATCTCAAAGATGATCGTAAGCATATGTCAATGCTCGAGGATTTCTGGTTACCGCGTAGAGAGGGCGGTCGTGGTACTGAGATTTCAACTCTACCTGGGGGAGAAAATCTCGGTCAAATAGAAGACATTTTATACTTCCAGCGTCGTGTCTATAATGCTCTTAATGTGCCGATCACTCGTATGTCGGCCGAAGAGAATCCATTTCAGTTTGGCAGAACGACTGAAGTATCTCGTGAAGAGATTCAGTTTCAGAAGTTTATCGATCGCCTCAGAACTCGATTCTCTCAACTGTTCCTTGGTATTCTCAAGAAGCAATTGATTCTCAAGGGCATCATTACCGAACAGGATTGGGACGACTTTTATCCATACATTCGAGTTGATTATGCTCGTGATAACTATTTCACGGAACTAAAGGAAGCCGAGATACTTCGTGAAAGAATGCAGACGATGGAAGTAATGCGTGATTACATTGGCATATACTTTTCAAAAGAATGGGCAATGCGTAACGTGCTGAAAATGACCGACGAAGATATTGAAACCGAAAATGAAAGGCTCGAGAAAGAACGGCAAGAGCAACCAGAAGAGCCTTCGGACGATTTTCGGTAGAAACAAACACAATTTTTCAAATGTATAAATAATAGTAACAAAAAGGAAATGAGATGACGCAGAATATCAATCATCTAATTGGCGACATTTATAACAAGGATTTCTCTCAGGCGAGAGAAAGGTTCAACTCGATTCTAATGGGTCGAGTCAATGAACGTCTGAATGACGAAAAGGTTCGTCTGGCAAATACGATGTTTCAGAAGGCTGGAACTGATGAAGACGTTTAGACAGATCCTACAGGAATCGTCGGTCCTTCAGGAAATGAAGTATAAGGGCCATAAGATTGATGTAAAGAAGTCGACGACTGGTAAAGACTTTTCTGTGTTTGTTGATGGTGATGAGATTGATAGCAACTACAAGACAGAAAAACAAGCAATTCAGGGCGGTAAAGAATTTGTCGACCTGATGAAAGAAGAAGAATGAAACTAATAACAGAATACACCGAAAGCGATATCGAATTCGTTTCAGAGGCGACGAGCAATGGCGTCAAAAAGTACGCTATCGAAGGTGTATTCGCTCAAGCAGATTCGAAGAATCGCAATGGTAGAGTCTATCCCAAAGCGATCATGGAATCCGCAGTTGCCAAATATGTCAACGAACAGGTAAAGACGGGACGAGCCGTTGGTGAACTCAATCATCCTGAGGGCCCAACGGTAAATCTCGATAAGGTATCCCACCGCATTACTGATCTTCGCATGGAAGGTAATAAGGTGGTGGGTAAGGCATCTATTCTCGATACTCCCAATGGTCAGATTGTCAAAGGTCTACTTGAGGGCGGTGTAAGGTTGGGTGTTTCGACTCGTGGTATGGGAAGTCTCGAAAATCGTAATGGTGTCAACTACGTCAAGGAAGATTTTATGCTTTCGACCGTAGACATTGTACAGGATCCATCAGCCCCGCAAGCATTCGTCAATGGAATAATGGAGGGAGTTGATTTTTTCTGGAACAACGGCATACTTGAACAGAGACAATTGAAAGAAATTGAGACAGAAATGAAGAATGCTGGTAGAACGTATCAGACGGAAGCTCAGATACGAGCATTCAAGAATTTCCTCTCGTTGATCAAAACTCAAATGTAAGGAGTCACACATGAGCAATCATGAGACAGAGCTTCACGACGAGATGGAAATCGCTGAAGCTCAAGAAATGGAAAATCCTGAAGAAGAAGAATCTTCTGTGGATTCGGTTGAAAAAGCTACTGACGCTACAAAGAAAGCAAAGACTCGCAAGGGTGATAAAGCCCAGGGCGAGAAAACTGCCGACAAAGCGGATAGCGGTATCGTCGAAGCCATGAAAAAGAAAATGAAGATGGCTGAAGAAGATGAAATGGAAGACGAAGATGATGATGACGACGAAGATGAAATGGAGGAAATGAAAAAAGGCAAAAAGATGATGAAGAAAGAGTCCTACGACTTTTCTGAAGATCTTGATGCTATCATTGCCGACGAAGCAACTCTTTCCGAAGAGTTCAAGTCTAAGACCGCCGTTATCTTCGAAGCCGCCGTCAAATCCAAACTTCGTGAAGAGGTTGATCGTCTGGAAGAACAGTACGAACAGCGTCTGACCGAAGAACTTGAGCAAATGTCGACCGATCTGATCGAAAAGGTCGACGGCTATCTTGATTATGTGGTCGATGAGTGGATGAAGGAAAACGAGGTAGCAATTCAGAACGGTATCCGTAACGAGATCGCCGAAGGCTTTATGTCTGGTCTCAAGGATCTGTTTGAAGAGAACTACGTCGATGTTCCGGATTCGAAAATCGATCTTGTAGACGAGTTGGCTGAACAAAACGAACAGCTGAACGAAAAGGCTAACGCTTCCATTGAAGAGGTTCTTTCACTCCGTGAGGAACTGAACAACTACAAGCGTGATGCAATCATTCGTGAAGCGACTGTTGGTTTAGCAGACACTCAGGCCGATAAACTCGCTAAGCTTGTTGAAGATGTCGATTTCGTTAACGAAGAAACGTTTATCGATAAAGTGATTACGATTCGTGATTCATACTTCAGCAAGAAAACCTCAAACTATCAACTGGATGAAGAGGCCGATCAGTCGGAACTCACCGAACAGGCTTCGAGCCCAGTGATGCAATCTTACCTCACGGCGCTCCGTAAGAGTGCTAAGCAATAATAAAGGGAAAACAAATGCAAACTCCTGTTTCTTACGATAAGCTGATCGAGAAGTGGGCTCCGGTTCTCGATGAACAGTCCGCTGGTTCGATCAAAGATCATCACCGTCGGTCGGTTACAGCTGCACTTCTGGAAAACACCGAAAAGGCTCTGCAGGAAGATCGCTCGGCGATGAACTTCCTTTCTGAAGCTGCTCCGGCGAACAACACGACTTCTCAAGCGACCTGGGACCCCGTCCTGATCTCGCTGGTTCGTCGTTCTGCTCCGAACCTGATTGCCTACGACGTTGCTGGCGTTCAGCCGATGACCGGTCCGACCGGCCTGATCTTCGCGATGAAGTCGCGTTACAGCGGTGGCTCGACTGCTAACGACGAAGCTCTGTTCAACGAAGCGAACACTCGCTTTGCCGGTACTCAGACGATCGCTCGTGCCGACTCCTCGTTCGGTCCGTCGGGTCTTGCTGGTATCACCGACTCGAACGGCGACAGCTCGATCGACAATGACCGTATTGCGGATTCCACGCTTCATGGCGCTGGTATGTCGACCGACTCCGCTGAAGCTCTGGGCGATTCCGGCGGTAACGCTTTCGCCGAGATGGGTTTCACCATCGAGAAGTCGACCGTTACTGCTAAGAGCCGCGCTCTGAAAGCCGAGTACACGATTGAACTCGCTCAGGACCTTCGTGCAATCCACGGCCTCGACGCTGAAACGGAACTCGCCAACATTCTGTCGACTGAGATCCTTGCTGAGATCAACCGTGAAATGATTCGTACGATCAACTCGCAAGCGAAGACCGGTTGCCTTACCGCGAACGTCGCTACTAAGGGTATCTTCAACCTGGATACCGATGCTGACGGTCGTTGGTCGGTTGAAAAGTTCAAGGGTCTGCACGTTCAACTCGAGCGTGAAGCAAACGTGATCGCCAAAGAAACTCGCCGTGGTAAGGGTAACGTCGTCATCTGCTCGTCGGATGTTGCGACCGCTCTCCGTGCTGCTGGTATGCTGGATTATAGCCCGGCGATGGCAACCGACCTCGAAGTCGATGACACTGGCAACCTGTTTGCTGGTACTCTGAACGGTCGTATGAAGGTCTACATTGACCCGTATGCGGTTGCTGACTACGTCACCGTCGGTTATCGTGGTACCAACCCGTACGACGCCGGTGTGTTCTACTGCCCGTACGTGCCGCTGACGATGATGCGTGCCGTTGGTGAAAACAACTTCCAGCCCAAGATCGGGTTCAAGACTCGTTATGGCATGGCGTCGAACCCGTTCGTTGGTGCGACTCCTGCTGATGGACTGGCTGCTGCGAAAACCAATCAATTTTATAGAATTTTTCGCGTCGACGCCCTGCTTACGAGCACCTAATCCTAATAACGATAACAACAATAAAAACAAAACTGAGGGCCTACGGGCCCTCTTTTTTATGACAAAATTTCAAAGGTATAAACAAATGTGTTTAGAAGACACAGTAAAATACAGTATTCCTAACTTTGAATATGAATGGGAAGAAGCACTACGCTATCCTGAGTTTCAAAAAATAGGTAAGGAGGCATGGATAGAACTTGCCAGCAAAGGTCGGGCTGTAACTATCCGTTCAGCAGCTGGTATCAACAACACTGACGCCGCTGATCCTAAAAGTTTTGCACTGTTGGACAAAGACAAGCAAAGCAGAGCACTGGCACAACTAAAAAGTGGCACTGTGGAAATGCCAATTGTGGCCGTATACAGCGATGGATGGAAAGAACTAGTTGGCGGCAATACTAGACTTACTGCTATGCTAGCACAGAACGGTGAAGCGACAGTATGGCAGTTTGAGGTTCCAGATGAAGTTGCAACATAGCATAAAACTGAGGGCCTTTTGGTCTCTTTTGATTAGGCGATCATTTTAGCGCGAGTCAGAACCGTCTGCTTGGTTCCTTTGTATTCCTTGTGCTGCTTGACAGTAGCATCCACGTTGATGGTGGTTCCTTCGGCAATCATCATCTTGTTGCCGGTCACCCAGGAAAACGCATTGCCGTCGCTGTCCTTGAACAGGTGTAGGTAGGACGAACCATAGTAACCGCTACCGAGATAGATGATCCGATCAAGAATCAGAGTCAAACCCTTTAGGCGCTGCTTGACCTCGCCAACAAAATTGCTTTCCTTGGTTTCCTGCTTCGGAGCCAGAGCGCGCTGAACGGTGATCACGGCACTGGCGATCAGAGCGATGTGCTTGAGATCGACAATATCGGTCTCCATCAGAACACGGATGTTGTTCATGTAGTCGTTATCGAACTGATCGGTAGAGCGAAAGAATTCGATAGTTTTTTCAGCCCAAATACGATCCTCTTCGGTGACCTCGATATCGTAACCACGATAACCACACTGGTTACCCTTGACGAACTCACCGGTCGTTTCGCCGCCAGTTTCGTTCGCCCGAGCACGAGACACATAACCAACTTCGCGGATCGAAGCAGCCGAAACAGACAGAATTTCCTTCAGAAGGAAAATGCTAGCCCCTCCGAAGTCGAGCTCGTCATCAGCCTCGAAGGAGCGAATCTCTTCAAAGAACTGAGCACGGCTGACGATCGCCTTGGGATCATCAATGCCGAGGAAATCCCGAAGGCAGGTACGACCGACAGCAATCTGAGTATCGCCATCAGTCAGCACGTAGACGTCGTTACGAGGACGATTGGTATTGCAATGATCGCAGTGACCGTTGTGAGTACGATATCCACTGTCGAGCTGAATGTCAGAACCAGGAACGGTGTGGATCAGGTTCTCGCTGAGGTTCTTTGCAATCTCGACACGAGCGAGCAGCTGCCAATCGCCGATCTTCGGAGCCTCACCATAGACATTGATGTCGATGTACTCGACCTTGCAAGGTCCGCTGTCGGTCGCCACTTCCTCGATCCGAGTAGCACCAAAGGAGTAACCAATGTCGGGATTGCCATACTTAGCGGCCTTCTTGACGAGCTTGTCGAGACGGCGAGAGACAGACTGCTTGCGAAACGTCGGAATCGAGAAAGTGGTAATGATCATGGCGTGGTCTCCTCTCGCTGCCTTCAATACTAATATAATCAAAAGAGGGGCTGATGTCAACCCCTCTCGTGAACTTTTTTCGAAAAAATTTGGAACACTGTTGATAATGGAGCAGACAGCTGGAATCGAACCAGTTGCTCACAGCTTGGAAGGCTGCTGATAACACCAGTTACCATGAAGCTCTGCCTGCAAAAAGTCGGAGGTTGCTTGAGAGTCAATTCTGTTTTCAACCGTAATCTTTGAACTCGCCGCTTTCGATTTGCCACCGATAGCCAGCATTGTATGCTTTGATTTCTTCTTCGGTCAACTGATCCATCTCAACACGAGGAGTTGCTCCAGTCGCACCGACATACTTGTGGGGGTTCCGAGGGCGTCGATAGTATGCGTCAGCCCTACCTCGATCCCAACAACCACCGTAACGTTTATTGTATTCCATGATATATCCTTTCAAACTTTGAAGTAACCGAGAATGCGCTTCCGGCGACCCGCTGTCCAATCTTCGACCACACCATCAACAAGAGCAGCGGCATGACAACGAAACAGGAGAACGTATTTCCCTTTGGGTAAAGCCTTTCCGATGGTCACGCCTGTGTAGTAAGAACCATTAGGTTTCAGGATAATCTCAATCGTAGGCAATTTGCCAGTCACAATCTCAATTGCGTCTTGAAGCATGTTCAACGAGACGCCCCGACGAGGCTTTCGACCGACGGAAGAAAGAACTTTGTGTGCTTTGCTGTACCCAATGCCAGTAGCAATGGCGATAGCGGTGACACCGCAATCATTATCTTCGTTCTTCGAGTTCGAGATTTCAAGGCAAGTCTTGTATGTCGTCATGATATATCCTCTCGTTGACTCAATTAGAATATAATCAATCTACAAGCAGATGTCAACCCCTCTCGTGAACTTTTTTCAAAAAAATTTGGCGGCTCATAGCGGTTACGATCCGCTTCTGACAGTTCGACAGACTGTCGTGCTACCATTACACCAATGAGCCGTTGTTCTCTATTTCGCACCGATAAAGTCGCGTGTGTGATGGTGTGTTTCTTACGACTGTAATCATCACAGCCATCCAGTCCTATTCTTTTCTTCTTCTGTAAACTGACCGCCCATACGATCTGGGTTCAGTTGCCAGCCCATTTCAGTGTTATGTTTCCGTAGTCGTTCAATCTCATCTGCTGCTTGACTTAACATGATGTAGATTTTCTTGGGGTCTTCATCAAAAATTTCTTCAACTTCATCAACGTTTATTGATTTTAAGAATCTATTAATAGTATTCAAAATATCAGTCATCACAAAAACGCCTTCTCACATTCTTCACGAAGAGCCTTCATAGTCTCTTGACAATTCTTTTTACCAGCGAAGACCATTACTTCGCTTTCTTCTAATCCATCATTACGAGGGCAGCCATACACTACGATATCACCAGTTGTTAATTCTTCAATTGAAACTTGAATATCCATTTCAACAAAAAAACGAATTTCTGATTGATCAATATTACTCATCTCAATTTCTCTCATGTGGTCGTTAGGGCGAGAATAGTAACGAACAGTCAAAGTATCTTCAAACATCGTTTATTTTCCTTTAGAAAGTCTTTTAGCAATAGCTGCACATTCTTTACTTGGTCTCTTTTTGCCAGTCGCTAGATAAACACAAACACCGCTATTAGGACAATAGAAATCTTTACCGTTTAGTTTCATTGCGCTGTTTTTCCCAAGAAGTACGAAGCATCTCACCAGCCATGCGCTCTAGTGTATCACCGTCCACACGAGCTTCAATCCAACGCAGGATCATTTCAAAAACATACTGCGGCTTCATGCGATTGTCCAGCACTTCACCGAATAGAGCGTATTGGTAGAACTTGTTCATGTCAGTATCCCCTTTTGATCAAGAATTCTTTCAGAGCAGTTGCATTTTCTTCAGTCATAACGTATCAGGCATTCTCTTCGTTGCCTTCAATACTAATATAATCACTGAAGGGGCTGATGTCAACCCCTAATCGTCCCAACCTGCCTGACTCCAACCTTCTTGCCAAGCAT